TCGGGGTCCACCTATCGGGGGACGCACTTGGGTTGCAGTCATTTGACCGACTCCCAAGCCGAATGTCAAGGCACTACGCAAAGATTTTGGCAAAAGCCTTATCCACTAGGGTCGCAGAATCTGCCATTGTGGGAGAAATTTCTACGTGGGTCCAATCGCCCATCGGGGTGCCTGCGTTCTTTTGTGGGGTCCAAGCCTTGAACGCGTCACGGTCGCATCGGTAGCCACCGCCATATTTGGTCAGGTTTGGGATTGGGCAACCTACGCCGTCGTAGCAGTGGATTTCTTCTATGCCGAGAATGTCGCGGTGAGTGAACAGGAAGTCGACCATGGCTTTGCGTGCGTCCGCGTTCTGTTTGGCGGTCCCTTTGCCTTTGAGGTCTACGGCGCGCCATGTTGCGTGAACGCTTAGGTTGGCTGATCCGCGCATTGGTCGGTTGGCGTAGATGCCCAACGATTTCATGCCAAACAAATATTCCATGAAGTCGACAAACCGTTTTGTGCCGGGTCGTTCTGTAGGGTGGTTGCCGTCTTTGTTGCCTGTGTACGGTCTAGATGTCATTGTCTTTGTCCTTGTCTTTGAGGCCGTTGGATGCTAGGAGTCCAGTGAGTGCTCCGGCGAGAACGAGGAGAACGCTTGAGAGGGTCTCCCACGACTTGGAGTCGTTGGGTGACACTTCGAGCGGTTGCACGACGAATGTGAGTGAGTACAGGATCATTCCGACGGACATGATGAAAGTGAGCGACAGCGCGACTCCGACCATGAGGACGAGGCGCGCTTTGATCTCTGAGTTGGTGAGTCGTTTTCTCATGGTGTGGTTGCTCCTGTTGAGGTGTCACATCTGGGCGCTGTGGGTTGGGTTTCGCAGTTGCCTCGAACGCGGTCACTGCATGAGGTGATCACGAAAGTCATCGCAATGATGAGAGCGGCGGCGACAATCAGGCTTTTCATGGCAAAGGCTTATCTGGGAAATCGGCTTCATTGCTCGGAGTCCATGTCCCCATAAAGTCACGCAACTGTTGGCGGTACACAGCCCACTTTTCCGAATACTCAGGGGTTAACGGGTTGTTCGGTATCTGTGTCCAGTCTGAATCAGACAAAAGCCATTTGACGACTTGGCTACAAATAAAAGTTTGTTCTTCGTTGGTGTCTCCACCGATATAAGTGATCATGCTGGGCCTATGTCTTCCACTAGAAGAAAGGCGTATGAAGTAGCACTTCGACTCGCATTACCTGTACCAGCACTCGCTTGCAATGTTGCAACCACATTAACCGTGCCGGCGCTGAATGTTGATATTGCCTCACAAATTCCAGAGGTGCCAAAAAATACACTTGCGACAGTATTGAGCGTCGTTGAACTATTTTGAATAGCGCCAGTGAGGTTGGTTTGTCTAATTCTCATTGTAAAAAGTGTGTTTGAACTTGTGCCCGATAAATAAGGTTCAAAATAAGTTATGCGATAGTAACGGTTTGCTACGGCGGTAAACGACGATCCCGTTATTTGCACTTCCTCAACCGTGATCGTGCCGTCTGACGCCGTCGCCGTGTTTCGAGCCATGACCCCACGAGGAAAACGGTTCTGTTGTGCAGCTGTCAGAACGGCACCTGACGAAAAGTCTGTGTTTGGGTTAATAGCCATGTTTCTCCTTAAGCAATTCGACTTGAATCAAGAATACCTAAATAGGTGTCGTCCAAAATGAAACTTTGATATTGGTATGCGGGCAACAACCCCAGCGTGACCTGACAGTTAGACGGTGTTGCCGAAATTCGCCGACTAGCAATAACCGATATTTTGGTTTGTTGAGCGCACCCGGTCGGCGTATAGGTCAACTGGACTGGTTGCCACATCACCGATTCAATGTCAAGGATCTTGTTCCAGAACGGTTCGGCGGCGTCAGCAGCTGCGGACTCAACCATTTTTGAACTAAGCGACAGTTCTTGTGGTGCAAAAGTTATTTCGCCAAAACGGTTGATCCACGAATTAACTGAGGTAGTTAGTTGTGCAGTTGTATTAAAACCCGTTTGTGTGTAAGACCTAAACCGTTGCCCGTATTTAGTTGTTGACGTCGCGTTAAAACTACTTAGTGTGGTGCCGCCACCTGACGAAGTGTATGTCACGTAGTTTGTAAGTTGGTTTTCGTCGTAACCAGTAACAAGTTCACCAATGGGCAGTTGTGTCCCTGAAACCGTTTTATCTTTGAAAAGAAAAGTTGTCCTGTTGGCGGCGTTTCGAGTCATTGTGTAATCAATAAGTTCGTAACCAAAATCAGGGTTAGTTAAAGTGATTGTTGTCGGAATAATCATTGCAGGTCCGACAGGGGTAATAATAAGTGAAATTGACGAATTGAGACTGTTGCCAATGCCCGTTGTATTGCATTCAACATCGTAATCGTTTGTTAACAATTTTGTTGTAACTGTGTAACCAGTATTAGTGCCGCCAAGGGTAGGCAGTTGTGCAGGGTTTGCAGATGTCAAGTTTTCATAAAATTCTTCAATAATTGCTGAAGCAGTATCAACACCAAAGGCGGTGCCTATTGTTGCGGAGCGACCGCCAGAAGTCAAAGCGTCAATAAACGAAATAGTGACATACGAGTTAATCCCGTTGTCGTCCAACGCAAACTGATCAACGATCCCGTGAAACAGTTTAAAACTGGTCGGCACACCGCCGACCGTTGTAGTGCCGTTAATAAGTACGGCCTGATTAAACCAGTCAACCGACCCATAAGTTCCACCGCCACCGGGTGTGAAAGACCCAGTGAAGTTCTTGATAAGCATTGAGCCTTTACTGATCCCGATCTCAGCCAACGAAACCTGCGTGTTCACATTGAACGACATGACCTCAGACGTGATGTCGTAAGACGCGCCAAGGTTGCCGATCGTGATCGTAAAAGCGGTCGTGATAGCCATTTAGAACCTTGCGCTTGTCGTGGTCTGTAATGGGATTGCACCGTTTTGTCGAGCATATTTTTGAATTGCTCGCACAACTGCGTCGGGGTCGCCGCCGTTAACATTGACAGTAATTGTTGCACCGCCACCCAAAGCGTGGTTTGGTGTGATGTTGCCCGCCGATGACGGTGTGAATAACTCTGCGCCCTGCTCACCAACAAGATAGGTGGTGCCGCCCATAACTGGACCGCCGAGGGCTTTCGGAGGCAACGTAGAAATGCCGGCAAGGCCAAGAGCGTCCGCTGGGCTGAGACCGCCATATTCGGCACCTCGGGCGATCCATTCAGCCAACTCGATAGCAGCTGCTGGACCCTGAGTTTTGAAACGAATCAAAATTTCTTTGGACGAAATGTCACTCATACCGCCAGAGATCGCCGCTAAGGCCGTAACAAAGTCAAGGGCTTTTTGTTCATAGGCGTCAATGTCGGCTTGCCTACCTGAACCAAACGCAAGTTTGGCGGCGGCTTCAAGTTCTGCAAGTTTAATTTTGGCTTGGTCTAACGCAACTTCTTGTTCAAGGTTGTCTGTTAAAACTTTCCAAGCGTTGTCGGCATTCATTAACGCAGTGCTCATACCGTCCACCGCGTTATTGAACGGCAGAATGGCATCTAATCGGGCTTGCTTTATGGCTGTTTTAAAATTGTCCGTGTCCTCTCGAGCCAACACCATGTCGTCAGCAAAAACAGGGATCACTTCTTTTTCGTCTGAGAACAAATCAAACACAAAACCAGCAGCACTGCCTAATCCGTCTAATGCAGTACTAACAAGCGCAATAGGACTGCTGATTTTGCTTATGGCAGTTGTAAAAATTGAAACACCGGGCAAATCAGATATCCAACCGCGAACATCGTTGATTGACCCAAAGATTTTAGCAATATCGGTTAACATTGGAACTAAGGATTGGCCAAGGGATAGTTTGAGGTCCTCCATAGCATCATTTAAATCATCCATGGTGTCACGAAACTCTTTGGCTTTTTTGAGTTCTTCGGCACTAATGACTTTTGTATCCGAAACCTTGCCCAAGGCAGCATTAAGATCGTCGGCACCCATTTCAATAAGGGTTGACATTGACTGCCAGCCCTTGCCAAGCAGTTGGGCCGCAACTTTGGCTTTTTCCGCTGGGTCTTTAATGCCTTTGATTCGTTCAATAGTGTTTAAAAATGTTGCGTTGACGTCTAAAGAACCGTCAGCCAAATAAACAAGATCAACGCCAAGATCACGCACTTTGTCCGGATCTGCACCAATCGTTTTGTTGAGGCGACCGATAGCAGTTGAAACGGCGTCAATCGGTA